TGAAACCATGAAGAAGGGGGCATATCTTGCCCCCTTCTTTTTTATGTAGTATAAATACCCTATCCCTGACAGGTGCAATACCGCGCCTGACATTAGCCTAGACAGGAGATACACATGGCGAATACAACTTTTAGCGGTCCCGTCCGTTCCGAAAACGGTTTTGAAACCGTATCTAAAAATGCAGCTACTGGTACGATTACCATTACCAGCGGCAACAAAATGATTAATGAAGCTGAAGGCGGTGCTGGTATAGAAGGCGCAGCAGCAGTTTACGTTACTCAGGTAGAGCGTTTTAAAAGCGATACTGCTACCAACGTAAACATTGTTAAGACTACTATTCTTATTGATCTAACCGGCCTTACAAAAAGTTCTACTGTTGGAGACATTATTGGTAGGGATGGTGCGGGTGTTGCTTACTTTGCGCGTGTTACTACCGCAGACCAAGGTGTAATCTTTGGCATTCAAATGACCTGTCTTGAGGTTCCTTCCGCAGGTAACGGCGATATTGATATCTTCTCTGCTACAGAAGGTACAGGCGTAGAAGATACAGCTATTGGGAGTCTTACAGAGTCTCAGATTACTAACGGCGGTGCATTGGTTGCTGGAAGTATGGTGGCTGGCGGTGCAATAGCCGCTGATCAGTTCCTGTACTTAGTTAACGCACAAGGTGCTGGCGCAGGTACTTATACTGGCGGTAGGCTTCTTATCGAACTTACTGGCTACGATGTAGCTACATAAATGAAGGGGTGATATATGGCTGATGCAGTAGCTACTCAAACCATTCAGGACGGGGCAAAAACAGCTATATTCAGGTTTACCAACGTCAGTGATGGTTCAGGAGAATCCGCAGTAACTAAAATAGATGTTTCTGGATTGTCCAGAGATCCTATGACGGGTAGGGCTTGTTCTAGCGTTACAATTAGGCAGATCTATTACTCAACTATTGGCATGGGCGTAAAGATATTATTTGACGCGACTACTGATGTTTTAGCTTGGCAGCTTAATGCTGACTGGGCAGACACTTTAGACTTTACTGACTTTACTGGGATTCCAAATAATTCTGGTGGCGGTAAAACAGGTGATATCAAATTTACAACAGTCGCTCACACCAATGGAGATGTGTATAACATCGTTATGCAGGTTTCAAAGAGTTACGGGTAATGGCTGCTAAGAAGTCTAAAGCAAAGCCAAAGTCTAAAGTTAATGAGGCTGGTAATTATACAAAGCCGACTTTGAGGAAACGCCTTTTTAGCCAGATTAAGTCTGGCTCTAAAGGTGGTTCTAAAGGTCAGTGGAGTGCCAGAAAAGCTCAGATGCTTGCTGCTGCCTATAAGAAATCAGGCGGCGGGTATAAAGACTGATGGCTCTCAAGAAGTCTCAGAAAAGCCTAAAGAAGTGGACTAAGCAAAAATGGCGTACCAAGTCTGGTAAACCATCAACACAAGGCTCTAAAGCAACCGGAGAGAGGTATCTCCCCGCAAAGGCAATTAAATCTTTGTCTGCCAAGGAGTATGCTGCTACTACCCGAAAGAAAAGAAAAGATACAAAAAAGGGCAAGCAGCACTCTTCCCAACCAAAAAAAGTTGCTAAGAAAACGGCGAGGCATAGATAATGGCTAACAGTAAACCTGCAAAAGGGAAGGCGAAAGTTAAAGTAACATCTTCTGGCAGGAAGGTTAGCTATGGTCAGGCTGGAAAAGCTAAAGGCGGCGGTGCTAGAGTTAAGCCCGGAACATCTAAAGGGGATAGTTATTGCGCCAGATCTTTAGGCATCAAGAAAAGACTGCCGAAGAAAAAACAGAACGACCCCAATACGCCAAACAACTTATCTAGGAAGCGATGGAAATGCTCCGGTGCTAAGTCTAGAAGGAAATAAAAATGGCAACTAGCGGCACATATGTATTTAATCTTGACTTGGCAGACGCAATGGAAGAAGCGTTTGAAAAGGCTGGCAGGGAGTTAAGGACAGGTTACGACTACAAGACAGCCAGAAGAAGCCTTAACTTGCTGATGCTGGAATGGCAGAACAGAGGTCTTAACCTTTGGACTGTAAGAGACACGACTCTGGCGCTTGTTGCAGGGCAAACGGCTTACGATTTCCCTGCTTACGTCTTAGACGTAGTTGAGGGATTTATCAGAACAAACGCTGGGAATGTGGCTAGTCAATTTGACCAGTCAATGACTAGGGTTTCAGTTAGTGACTACTCACAACTGTCAAACAAGTTAACTCAAAGCAAACCCCTTCAATACTATATAGAAAGCAAACCTTCAGGCGTAAGGCTTCATGTCTGGCCTTCTCCCGATTCTCAGGCCACATATACCTTTGGCTATTACTACATGGAGAGAATAGAAGACACGGGCAGCCCAGCGTCTAACAATATGGATGTGCCAGCAAGATTTTTACCTTGCTTGGTGTCTGGACTAGCTTATCAGTTAAGTACAAAATACGCTGATTCAGCGGCTCGATCTCAGTTTTTAAAAGCTGAATACGAGGAGCAGTTTTCTTTAGCGGCAGACAGCGACAGGGATAAGTCTTCTTTGTACATATCTCCCGGAGGGTATAGGTTTTGAGCAGGTTTGCTAGTGGTAAAAACTCTTACGGCTTCTGCGACTTAACTGGCTTTAGATACAATACTAAAGATCTAGTCCCGGAAATTGTTAATCAAAGACCTTCAGGATTCTTGGTGGGTAAGGATGTTGTTGATCCTGATCAGCCTCAGCTTCAGCTAGGCAAATTAAAACTTAATGATCCTAGATCTTTGAGGAATCCACGCCCAGATCGAGGCTTAGACCAAAGCAGAAGTCTTTTTGCTTTTGACCCTGTCGGTGGAGGAGTTTCAGCCTTTGGTAGCAGAACTGTTGGTTTAGATATTGAGGCTCAATCTGGCAAAGTAACGGTGGTAACCAGCTAATGGCTTGGACATTTACAACATTAAAAGCGGCAGTACAGGATTATCTAGAGACAACTGAGACATCCTTTGTTGCTAACTTGCCTGCAATTATTAGGCAAGCAGAAGACAGGATTCTAAAGTCTGTACAGTTACCGGATTTTAGAAAAAACTCTACAGGAACAACCAGTAATGGTAACAAGTATTTGCAAGTTCCAGATGGGTTTTTAGCGCCATATTCTCTGGCTGTAGATAACGGCGGGTATGAGTTTCTTTTGTTTAAAGATGTAAACTTTATAAGAGAAGCGTATCCGGTAGCTACGGATAAAGGTATCCCAAAGTATTACGGAATATTTGACTCTGGAAACTTTATCCTTGGGCCTACTCCAAGCTCAGACCTTGCTGTAGAGCTTCATTATTTTTATAGGCCAGACTCCATTACTACTGCTGCGTCAGGAACAAGCTGGCTGGGAACTAACGCTGAAAGCACACTACTTTACGGCTCAATTGTTGAGGCTTACACTTTCCTAAAAGGGGAGGCTGACTTGATGCAGCTTTATGTTGGCAGATACGAAGAGGCTATAGGAAACCTGAAAGGTTTGGCAGAAGGGTACGACACTACAGACAGCTACAGATCTGGCTCTGTTAGACAAGGGAGGTCATAATGCTAGAGTTTAGCGCGGCGCAAGCAGGAATTGTAAGTGTAATTGCTACTGAAAACTCAGGAATACCGCTGGATCATTGGGCGGGAAGAGCTACGGATACTATTGTAAGCGTTGGCTCTGAAAGTCACCCTGTTATTCGGGAGCAAGCAGAAGCATTTAAAGAACAAGTCTTCCACGTTGTTAAGCATTACATGCAAGAAGCGGTCAAAAGCAACAAAACAGACCTTATTGCTGAGTGTGAACAAGGTGGGTATCAAGATATAGCAGAAATTTTGAGGAAGATCTAAATGGGTATCAGTCAAGCAATTTGCACAAGTTTTAAGAAAGAACTTTTACAAGGAGTTCATAACTTCACTAACGGTAGTGGCGGTGGGACTACAACTACTACAGGGAGCGGTAATGCGTTTAAACTGGCTCTCTACACTAGTAGTGCAGATTTAGGAGCAACAGCTACTGTCTTTACTACTAACGGTCAGTCTTCTGGCACTGGGTACAGTAGCGGGGGAGCTGCTTTAACTAATGTTACTCCGTCAACAGCTAGTACAACTGCCTTAACAGATTTTGTTGATCTGACGTTCTCAAGCTCAAGCGTTACAGCAAGAGGGGCTATGATATACAACTCCTCTACAGCAGCGGGAACAGCAAATAGAGCGGTGCTAATACTGGATTTTGGTGCAGATAAGGTGTCGCAAGCTGGAGATTTTACAATCTCTTTTCCAACTCCTGACGCAAGTAATGCGATAATCAGGATTGCGTAATGGCTGATGTAACCATACTATTTTCGGGTTACAACAGTGTAACCCAGAGATACAACCAAGGTGGTTATAATACAGACGTAGGATTTACGGGTCTAACCAGCTCCACTACTAGCGTTACAGTTAACGGCGAGATAATCGTTGATGTTTCCGGGCAAAGCATATCTGCCTCTGCGGGAACGGTTACCATACCTGCTGGTATTGGCGTGGTTGTTCAGCCTATCGGCATTCAAATGACAGCAACTACCTCAACTATAAATATATGGAGTCCTGTTGTTCCGGGACAAACTCCTAACTGGACAGAAATAGCGGCGTAAATTATGACTGCAACATATGTAAATAATCTAAGAGTCGCAGAGCCAGCAGATGGTGATGCGAACTGGGGAACTACAACCAACGCTTCTTTAGAAATTATAGGAGAAGCTTTAGGTATTGGCTCTGAAGGCATAACTACTAACGCAAACACCCACACATCTACTGTGGCTGATGGAGCGTCAGACCAAGCAAGAGCGTTTCACCTTAAATATACAGGGACACTAGACTCAGCCTGCACCATAACTATTGCTCCGAACACAATGAAGCGGGTACAGATAATAGAAAATGCAACTTCAGGCGGGCATTCTATTATCATTAGTCAGGGCAGTGGTGCAAATGTCACCATCCTTAACGGTACTAAAAGGATTGTTTCTCTCGATGGTGCTGGGTCTGGAGCAGCGGTAGTAGACGTTACAGCAGCGGCTTTTGGCTCTCAAGCGTTCTATGTCCCCGCTGGAACTACAGGCAACAGACCAACAGGTGTGGCTGGCGCTTTTAGGTATAACTCTAGCACCAGCGAGTTTGAAGGATATACGTCCTCTTGGGGATCTATCGGAGGATCTGGAGCAACCAACGTATCACTGACAGAAGCCACAGGTAATGGCAGTACAACTGCCTTTACTTTATCCACAGCCCCCGGCACTGAGAACAACACACAAGTATATATAGATGGT